CTTCAGCTACACGTATAATCTGATCACGTGTAATAATACCACCTTCAGCAAGAAATGGGATTTTTGGAATTTGAGGAACACTTATCGTATATCCGCCTACGTAACCTACGAATGGTATGTATACTTGAGGTACTTTTATTTCAATGCTGTTCCAATAGTCAATGAACTTGTTTACAAATGCAATAATTTGGTTTATCTGTGCTTTGATTGTATCTTTTATACTACTCCAGTACTCATCAGCGGTTATTCTAATACTTTCCCATATATCTCGCAATGTGGTTTTGAAGCCTTCCCACTTGTCAGAAATAGTTTTAATCGTATCTTCAACCCAAGTGGAAATAACAGTTTTGATTTCTTCCCACTTAGTATCTGCCGTGGTTTTATACTCTTCAAACTTAGTAGAAATCGAAGTTCCTAGATCGGTAAACCACTGCACGACGCTGTCGTATATTTCTTGTACTTTATTTACGATGTTTGTTTTAATTTCTTCCCATTTAGAACTAACTTCTGTTTTCGTCTGCTCCAACTGCGATGCAGCTGCCAATTTGGCATTTGTAAATATACTACCGACGAAGATTACAAATGCTGTTGCAGCACCTACAATACTTGCAGGTAAGCCTGTAAAGAATAATACGATGGCTACTCCCAAAGCGGCAAATATACCGATAATAGCCAACTTATGATCTTTGAAGAACTGAGCTATAGTCTGCAAACCTGGTTGAATTACCATTCCTGCTTGCTGTAACACTTGCCAAGCTGCAGCAGGTAATTGTTTTAGCCAATTTACAGCTTCAGCTATATGCTGTCCAATTGAAGTAGATACTTCACTGAAAGCTTCACTTACCCTTACAGGAAAGAGAATAACCCAATCGATTGCTGTTTGTATTCCTCTACCTACAGTTTCACCCAACTTGTTGAACACTTCTTCAACTTTTCCGTACCAGTCTCTAACAGGTTGAAGTGCGTTGTTGAAAGCACCGCTTACTCTTGCAGGAAAGAGAATAATCCAGTCGATCGCTGTCTGTATACCCCTACCTACAGTCTCCCCTACTTTATCGAATATTCGCTCCAACTCACCATACCAGTCACGTACTGGTTGAAGTGCGTTGTTGAAGGCCTGACCGAATTGGCGTACCCATTCACGGACTCCTGCAGTCGCTTCTGCCCACATGATCTGCAAACGCTCGAAGAAAGCTGCTAAGTTTTCTACTGGTACAGTTAAGGGAGGATCAAAACGAGGCGGCGGAATGATGAGTGGTGGAAAGTTCTTTGTCGCATCTTGAAGCTTCTTGATTAAACTATCTATCATTCCTCCTGTCCGACTAGTATCTATTTCAGGAGTAGTGCCAACTTCTAAGTTAGGTAGACTGGGAAGGTCCGGTATGTTGATATTATCGCCTACGTTACCTATAGCATCTCCTACGTCACCTAGCTTTTCCGGTATTTCATACACTTCGTCGAAGCATGCTAAAAACTTATCTTTGACCTTCTTACCTGCTTCACTGGCTGCGTCACCAGTTCCTTGAATGTCGCCTACAATGTCTTTGAGACTCTTATTATACTCCTCCATCCATTTATTTACTTCTTGAGGACTGGTTGGCTCTAAAGCTTTACCTATATCCAGCCCTAATAGAAGTCCAAGCCTCTGCATTACAGCGTCTAGCCATCTACTAGCAGTCTGAGAACTAAGAGCTAAGTTAAGCAAAGCGGCTGTAGCTAGTACTACAAGTCCAGTAAAGGGGTTACGTACCATAGCAACGTTAAGTGCAACGATTGCGTCGCGTAACATAAGAATCACACGGGCTACTGGTCCTGCAATAAAGAGCAACCTGAGTGCTCCGTAGAAGAGAGTCATTACTCTTATAACTACGCCTGCTATTAAGAGAGTACCGATAGCGGCTGCCAAGTAGCGAATGAGAGGAATATAATACACAATTTCCCCTAGTTTCGCAACTACACGAATTAGTCCTGCTAAGATAGGAATGACTAAGCCCGCAACTCTTAAAGCTAGTTCACCCATAGCTACTACAACTGGCTTGATGCTCTGCCAAAGCATCTGCAAGCTTCTAACAAGTTCCCCTATACCATGGATGGCAGAGAGAACAACAGTTCTTAACCGAGGAGGGACAAGCTCTTCAAACAGCCCTTTTAAACCTTCTCTCCTGGTAATACCTTTTAGTTGAGTTAGACGATCAGCGATTCCTTCCAATTGAAGCCTGATAGCTTCAAAGACTCCTTTAAACACTTCGTTTCCTATCACCTTCAAATTATCGCCGATCTTCTCAATCAACCCGCCAGTCGTACGTGAAATTCTTTCAGAAGCGCCGTGGAAGCGCTTGTCCATACCTTCAAGAATAGCTATTACGCCTTTTATACCCGGTATACCTAAATCTCCGATGTTCTGTACTTCTTCAGCGGTAAGATGCAGCTCTTCTTGAAGGATTTTGTAGGCAGGAATACCCCATTCAGCTAACTGCCGAAGCTCTTGAGCCTCAATTTTAGATTTACCAGCCATCTGGCCAAGCGCCCGGCTGATACCCTCAATAACCTCCGGACCAGCACCTCTGATAGAAGCAGCATCGAGAATCTTACGCATGGTATCAAGGGTAGCTTGCGCCGGAATACCATAGGCAATTAGCTGCTGTGCAGTTCTCTGAGCTTGCTCATAAGAGTAGGAAGTATCAGCCGCGAAGTCCAGCAGCATCTCTTGGAACGCTTTGGCTTTGTCTTCACCACCGAGCATTATATCAAAAGCGATTGCAGACTGCTGGAGTTGGTTGTTAAATTTGAAGAGGCTTCCAGTAGCCGACTCGATGGTGTTGAGCATTTTGTAGAAACCCTGAGAAATAAGAATACCCGTAACAACCTTAGAGGTGTCCTTTACGTATCCCCTAACAGCCCAGGTAAATCTCTGAAATCTATCTTGAGTCTTGTCTATCTCTCTACGAGGGCCAGGTCCAAATGCCTGCTCCATATCAGCGCCGACTCTCGATATTCTATTTCTTACTTGATCAAGCGCGCTGTGAAACTTAGACAGAACCACTGATAGATCAAGACTTAATGTTCCAATGTTCATATAGACACCTCCTAAAGAACCTGGTCAATGAAACCAGCTCTTGAGGTTGTTTCCCTACTATCAGAATCGTTGTTGTATATCTCCATTTTCACATCGAGTAAAGCTTTGAGTCTTTTAGGCTGGGTTCTCCAAAATTCCCGATCGGACATTTTTAGGACGACGGTACCTAAGTAATATAGGTACCGCCAGTCCCATCCGTCGTCTTTTTCCCAGCCTACTGAGGGTTTCCCTTGGAAGCCCCTTGTGGCTGAACACTGTCTTTAGGAGGCATTGCTCCTTCGATAGCCTCCATCAACGCGTGAGTGACCTCTTCAAGCTTATCTAAGTCAATCATTGCTCCTACCTGTTTAGGAGTAAGTGTCTCTTCTTCGTGAAGTAGTCCAGCCCACAAAACAGCACGGATAGCCTTAATCTGGTTTTTGCCACTTTGCATCGCTTCAAGTGCAGCTTCGATAGAACCGTATAAGTCTTCTAACTCTATGAAAGCGTTCAAGTCAAACTTGAGAGTACGCGGCTTATCCAGAACTATAGGAACGCTTTTAACTTTAATTTCCTTCGCATGACTCATAAATACACCCCCTTATACCCAAAACATTAAGCAGTGGTGAAGCTCAGCACGTACGGAGCAGCAAGTTTATTACCAGCCAAATCTGTAATAGCAGTGGTGAAAATAAGCCGATGTGCTGTTTTAGTAGCCAAATTGCTTGCAGGAGTAAATGTAATTGTCTTACGATCCGCACTTACATTAATGGTACCTGCAACGTTGTTGTCGGCAGCATTTAGCAGGAATACACTACCTGCATTAATAGTAGACAGAGCCAACGCTTCGCTAAAGGTAACAGATAGAGCCGTTCCAACCGCTACACTAGTGGCACCATCAACAGGAGTGGAGCTCGAAACGACAGGCGGAGTAGTATCAGCGGCGACTCCACCACTTACGGCAGTAAACCAGTTAGCACCAAGAGAAGCTACGTAGTTGATCATATCTTCATCAGTTTGATGAATCCACTCGTTATCGTAGTCCCTCTTGACGAAGTTTCCTTTCAAAGTAGGAGTTTGGAAGTTGACTCTGTCACCTTTAGTTTCATGTTTCTGCTCCGGCTGATTGAATTTACCTTTCAATAACCACACATAGCGGTACTTACCATTAGACTTGAGCGATTTGAAGCCGATGGCTACCCACGGAGGTACGTCATTGGCGTTCCTCTTCAAAACGCCTCCAGAGATAGTGTGCCCCAACAGAGCAGCTTGCACCTCTAAAGGAAAGTCAGCCGCGATAAGTTCGAGTTCGATTTGTCCCAAAGACGAGGCGGTTTCCATAGGACCGTCGTCTGCAAACAAGGTATCGTTAGACGAGTTAGGGTTGATGTTTGCCTGCACTGCACCAGCAATTTTGACTGGGGTGCTGTAAACGACACCACCGGAGTCGTCTCGCTGTAACAGCGCATAGTGCAGGTCTTTTAACCCAATAATTACACCAGGCATAATAGTCCCTCCTTAATCTCCATAAGTTGTAACTGCAAGGTTAAAGCCCCATAAAATACGGTTCTGCTCGTCGACTCCTACCTTAAAAGGAGTCTGACGTGGTAAAATGATGGCCCATCGAGATGAGGTGAGATATATAATTCGATCTTCAGGTATGTTCAGAACGTTGTAAATGTCCCAGGCCTTTCGCCTTGCCTGCTCTGCGTTGGGATCGCGTACCGTGACTTGTATCGATCTAGCGCCAACTTCTGAAACCGAATCTGGGGTTCCTGCGTACTCGAACAGTACTACAACAGAGTCAGGCGTATCGGGTGAGAAATCCCTGAAGACGTCTACACCATCGCTGCCTACAACTCCTTTCACTTGGAGGTACGTGGCCAAGTCCAACAGTAAATCGCCCATACGATCACCTACCTATAATAGGCGCCATTCTAGCTGCAATGTTAGACTCTAACTTAGGGCGTAATCGGTTTACAGGGTCTTCCAAAAACTTCGCTTTACCTACAGGGTGGTACACATCTAAACGTTCGTGTACGTATATTGCGTACTCAGACGTGGGACGTTTAGTTTTGGGATTTATGACAGAATCGGTACCAAAGCCACAAATAACTTTAACTTCCTCTTTTGATCGTATAGGAGGAGTAACAAAGCGACTTCTAGAAAGTGCTAAAGTATCTTTAGGACATTCTACATTTGCCTCTTTGATTACCCCTCTGGCTTCTGCAAAGAGAGCCCTACCTAACTCTCTAACGAGGGTATCTTCCACAATACCGAGATTTCTTGCAATCTCCTTTACTCCTTTAACGTCAACTTTTATGATATCTCTAACTCCCGGCATTACAGATACACCTCGTAGTGATCAACATTACCTTTCTCGTCCATTACCGGACTTATACGAATGATGGGAGGCTGTTCACCTGAAGGTAGTGTGAGACGATCCTTTTCAGTCATGGTAGCTACCCTCGGATCTGCAAAGTACAAAATCCAACTAGTAACTCTTTCCTCACCAGTTCTGCTTCTCACCATCTGCTGGGAGCCTTCGATGAAGCCTAGCAAGCTGACAGGAGCTCCATAAGTAGGGACACCCCTTCCTGTCTGACTTATGAAGGGCTCCCATCTGATAGATTGAGTTAGCCAACTTTGAAGGGTAGAATCCATAATCTCACCTACCTCAGCTTTGGTCCATCATACCCACACTAAATATGGGGTCACTCTCAATACCTCCTGCGACTGGAGCGGCAAAGCTGGATATTCGCTTTCTAAGCTGCTTAGCCCGGTCTGTATACGCCTTACTTCTCTGGCTTGCTCGCACGCTGGTTTTACCCATAGTGCTATCAGCTTGCCTTGCAAATTTAGTAGCGATAACCTCGCAGCATTCAACTGCGGCGCGTAGTTCGTCATTACCTTTTTGCAACAGTACGAAGTTGATTTCCTCGTCCTGCAGTAGTTGATCTGTTTGTATCGTGTCCCCGATCTGGAACCTCACTCGGTCTTTGGGCGTGGTCAGATTGGGATCGTAACTCCATGTCATCCCGCTTCGCCTCCTTTACTTGAGGCTGTTCAGGTGGCTTCACTTGAAGTTTCTCCGTTCCGATGCTGGAATCGGCAGGAGAGGGCGACGCCGGGGGCGAGAGCGCCGCCTCCTGTTTGATAAGCCATCCTGCCGAAACTAAAGCTCTAAACTTAGTTAACTTCTCAGCATCTGGCACGGGTTGACCCGGAACGTATCTTTTACCATTCAGGGTCATATGTCTCCGTGCTACGTACCCCATTAAGCCACCGCATCCTTGAAGAATGCCCCCATATCAGCTGCGACGACCTTCTGGTCGAACGCCATTTCACCTTCAATACGTTCAGTGCCAACGCCTAAATGGTCCATCGGGAAACGTAAAATGCGGTTTCCATAAGCACCAGCTCCCATAAGACCAGTCCAAGCGAAAGTGTAACCAGCGCTTGGAGTTTTCAGAGCAGGCCGTGGAGCTGCATAGACCAGCAAGGCGTGCTTCCCAAGGATAAACTTGTTGTTTTCAGCGACGCCTTTAGGCGACAGGTTCTGAACCGCTTCAGCGACGAGGACTTCGTCGACATCGAAAAGCATAGCTAGGATATCAGTAGTAACGATACCCCGCTGGGTATACTTGATACGATCAAGAATATTAGGATGGTTCTTCAAAGCCTTGTAGGTCCAAGCACCCAGTACGAGCTTGTTAGGCTTATAACCAGTAAGCTCAAGCAGCATAGTCTGAGCCTTGTCGATGTCTTCAATCGGATTGGAAGTTGCATCATTCCACTGGAGAAACTGACCTGCACCAGGAGTTGCAGCGACGCCAGTGTACTCAGTCGACCAGACGCCAGAAGTGAAGAATTTCTCAGCCCACAGAACTTCCCTCTTCAGCAACAGCTTGGTAGTTACAAAATCGACAGCATCTTGATCTGGATTCAGAGGAGCATCGGCATTGGTGCGATCCTCTTCGCCAACATCCTTATGGTAAGCATACTTCTTGCAGAAGTATGTTGGGGTGTTGTCGATATCATATCCGCCACCGGCCGATTCGGTCATAGGGGCCCGCTCCTTAGCTTCATCACGGTACCAATCTTCACGTTTGTATACGAAATACCGGTCACTCTGCTTCTGTACTGGTACAACCGGAAATACTCGAGCAGAGATAAAGGCAGAAGCCGATTGAATGTACGCTACGCTAATGTTGGTCAGCGCTCGGTCAATGTGAACTTGAATGCGATTCGGGTTGGTAGGCATTTAAGTCACGCTCCTTTGCTAAATTTTCAAACTGCCTAATTAGCTAGTTAATTAACTAGCTAATTAGGCACTTACAGACGGATTCGCTCCCAGTAAGATGGTGCCCTCTTGGTTGGCAACCCCGCTTTCGAGAGCTCTACCAATTGCATAGTTTGTACTACCAGCAGCAGGAGTAGCAAACGGGACAATCTTGCCCGTAGCGTTTACCATAACGCGCTGGCCAGCAGTGATATTTGCACCATAAATGGCTTTGGTAATGCCACTTACCATGACAGTAGCGGCCTCGCCGGCAATAGCAGGCATCTGCAAGATGCCAATTGCGTCCTCACCGACGGATGTAATTGCAGTAGCCTCGCCATTCGAATCTAATTTGACAGCATGGTACTGCTTGGCTGTTAAATCAATGGCTGCAACTAGAGTGATATTCTTGCCTGGAATTTCGTATCCCATCGATAACACCTCCATAAGAATTACTCAGTTTACTGCATTTCTTTAACATACTCAGCGTATAACTGGGGATCGTCACGCATGACTTTTGCAATTGCCTGCTCTTTAGTCAGGCTAGGTTCAGACTTGCGGATTTCTTCGGCTCGTTTTTCGATCCGCTCCCAAGCTCCAGCAGTAGCGCTGCTGCTCTTTCCAATTTCCTCCAGCAGAGCGCTTTTCTCGACAACCGTGTTGAGGCTCTTCAAGGTGGCCTCTAACTTTGCGTACCCTTCGGGATTCGTTTCGGCTAAGCTTTTCAGTATCGGACCGAACTCTTCGGCGTTGATGCCAAGATGGGTGAACTGAGCGGCTTTGGCGACGTACTCCTTAGTAATACGCGCTTCCCTTTCTGCCTTAGCGATCTCCTCAGCAGCTTGAGCTCTCTTCTGCAGGTCTGTGATGATGCTCTGAACTTGAGACGGAAGTCCTTTCAAAACTTCTTCGACGGAATTAGCAGCTTGCTGTCCGCTAGATTTTTGAAGCTCTTGGAGCTGCTTCTGCAGAGTATCTACTTGCTCTGCTTTCTTTTGCAGTTCGAGGATCTCGTTTCGCACCTCTTCCGGCAACCCCTTCAAAACTTCTTCCGTAATCGGCATATTGTTTCCCTCCTTGTTTTTTATCGTCGCAGCAGGCGTTGTACCTGCTATCGCAGCTAAAGCAGTGGCAAAAGCGTCAGATACAACTTGCGAGAACTCTGCAAGGCTAGCATTGATGTATGCCATCTTGTCGGTTATTGTAGTATCTGCCATAGTCGATTTGATCGACTCACGCAAGGCACAGCCAGCATCATACATCATGTCATACAACTGATTGTCTAAAGTTTCGTACGCATACGCCTGGCCAAAGGTTAAGGCACCGTCCGTTTTTGGAGGTAGATACTGTTTTATGATGTTAATTAGCTTGTCTCTCAGCGAGTTTCCAGGAGCAGCGCTCTTAACTATAAGAAACTTGCGCATGTTTGCAGGAGAGCCGACACCTGAAACTTCCTTTATTTTAATGTCTACCAACTTGTTGGGCACCCTGTACACCTCCTTCTACTGGTATTCGTATTGCGGTGCCTCCCATACTGAACCCTGTTATTTCACCTTTCTTAACCTTCTCGTAGTACTCGGGTGTCCAGATAACACCCATTAACCAAGTGCCCTTCTTCACAGTTTGATTGCCAATTACCATGTCGGCGGGTGCGATGTAGTTCTCGACGATCTCGCCAATCCCGTCACTCCAAACCGCGTGCGCGTATCCCAAGCCGACTCCGCCGCTCTTCTCAACACGTTCTAAGAGATCTGTTACGTCCAGCCTCAACGTTTCGTTGTTTTTCGCTGCTTTTACCACTGCGTCAAGCAGCTGCAGCCCCATCTTCACAAGCGGCGTTTGTGCTTGCAAGAGTCTACTGAACTCCCAACACGCCTTTTCTATTTCATCGGCAGTGGCGAAGTCGCCCTGCGAGTCTACCGCATCAGGCTCATAGACTACACCTAAAGTGTATCTACGCTCGTCGTTTTTCTCTATGAACGACGTTTTCTTCACCCAATTACCTTGTTTGTTTTTCTTCCAGCCGTTCTTTACGGCTCCCCACGCGATTTGGGCAGATTCACTTTCTGATTTCCCTTGACCGTGCGCTGCATTAAACGCGTTCATCCACACTTTCTGCGCTTCCGCTGGAAGGTTTTGCTTCATCGAGTCTGGTAACTCGCTCACGTTCTTGTAAGGCACTCTTATCACCTCCTGACGTCCAAGAGTAGAACTCCTTTGGATTGTACTCAATACCTTCGGGAGCCCGTGGCATACTACCGATTTCTCTTAGGTAGTTATGTAATTCTCCGTCAGGTATGAGAATTCTAGCACCAGACAACGCGGAGATATACTTGGCTAAAGCCTCAAGATCCGGCGTTTCTACCTCGCCATGAACAAGCCTTGGCAGGCCTGACATCCCAGGAAAGTCGTTCAACTCAAACAGGCGAGGGATTGCATGCCTGTTGAATATCTCCGCTATGGAGTCTAAAAACGCCTCTAAACCAGCTGCAAACATGCTTTTCTTCACGTTTGCAAGCGCAAAACTACCGACTTTATCCGCTCCTAGCATGACTAAGTCCGCCAAAACTGTGATTGCAATACGCTGATCGTACCGATTTATGATAGCGTTGGTGTCGAATTGACGCCTAGATCCTGTATTTAACAGCTTCAATTCCCACCCAAACGGCAAGACTACGCCTTCATTTTTGTCTCTTCTGATGTTAGTAACCAACGCTTGAGCTTGATTTCTGAGTTTTACCGAGTCCGGATCGTGATCATTCCAAATATCCACATCTTCGGGAGGTACTAAGACAGGCAAACCAGCCAAGTCTCGCTCGATCCCAATACCTTCAATTTCCTCGATTCGCTTTTTAAAGAACCAAGGTCTGTAAGCATTTCTCAGCATTGACCGACCTTCGGGGTTGTTTCTATCTGCCTTAGTGCGGAACAGAAGCGCCTTTTCGATTGGAATCATCACCAGTTTATAGTCAGGTGGCGCTAGCTGACGCATTCCTTTGATGCCACCATCGTCGTCGAATACCCAGTCAAACAACGTTTCCTGTGACCTACCAGGAAGCTTGCGCCAGCCGATCCTACCATCGTTGTATTGGCTGCGAGTTTTCGGATCGCGAGTGTAGCCTTTACGTATTTTATATACAATCTCATGGTAGCTCCAACCGTAGACGATCATCGACGAGATCTCGGTGATTGTATCCGTCCAAATGATACTCATATCGTTCATACATTGCTCAAGGAACTCGGCTGCTTGCTTGTCTACTCTTTTGCTTCCTGCAGGCTCAACCCGCCAACTGGCCCTTCGAATCAACTGCTCTGCTGCGTATAAGATGGCACCGATAACTGGATCGTTCGTTGACATCTCCTTGTAGATTTTGATTCCTCGTAGGCCTCTCAGTTCGGTTAAGTACTCTTCGTATACGTTACCGCCCCAACGGTTCAAGCCGGTAACGCCAATTTCTGCAAAGTTAGGGACTGCCACTTACTCACCCCCTTCATCCCACACCTAACCTGCCGTCTCCCAGTAAGATTGACCTTCACCGACACCGATCGGTACTGCGTCGAGCGCAGCTGATTTACCGATCACCTCAAACGCTCCGGAAAGAGCATCGACTTGGTCATCGTGAGAGCCTCCAGGGAACACCTCCAACTCGTCTAAGAAGTCAGAGATCCATCTGCCCCTTACAAGGAAGATTCTACCACCCTCTGCTGCTGCACTTACTGGATTCGCTCTGGTTATCTTAGAGCCGGTGTTCCTGTTTCCACGGACAGCATAGCCCTTTAGAACCTCTCGAGCGTAGTGATCTACTAACTGAACACCAGAGCTGCCTGGTTCTTGCTCGATCCAGATGCTGGTGCCCTTACCATCGAGCAAGGCTGTTTGCTGGACGATTCGTTCAGTCTCGTGAGGCCGTGCTCTGAACCGTTTCACATCCATTACGTAATAGATGCCACGCTTCTCTCCTAGTAACAGACCTACTGTCCAGTCAGGATCTTTGCGTTTCTTTGTAGGCTCAGAACTTGCAAAATCCCAGTACCGAACCATTCTACGCACTTTTGGCCTGGCTGATATGATCTGGAACCACGACCGTTTGAACATATTTCCCTCAGCTTTGACGTTCCAGTCGCCTTCACGCAGCTGCATCCTGGTGACAGGATCTAGCTCTGCCAATGATTTTTCGTACTCTTCTATATCCAAATACGGGTTGTCTTCCAACCTAGCTGGGATGAAGATTCGGTCTTTCTTAGGCCCTTCTACTATGAACCGCTGAGCCACCCAGTCGTGGCCGATACCACCAGGGTTGCTTGCAGCCCGCATTCGAAGCGGTACTTTGTAGCCTTTCAATCTACGGAGACGAGAGAATAAGTACCTATATTGAGTCTCCGTAAACTGAGTAAGCTCGTCGAACCCTATAAACTGAAACTCGGCGGACTGATACCGGAACTTATCGTTTTCATGTTCTAAGTATCCAAACGCTAGCCGAGCGCCACTAGGGAAGACCCAGGCTTTTTCTTTTTCCACCCACCGAACTTCAGGAAACCGGCTTAACCAGCTTCTAGCTCGGTCCATCAACGCACCAGGCAGTGTTAAGTCACCATAGGTCCTACGGAAAAGGATGGCACTGTATCCAGGAACGTCAACATACTGTAAAGCCGCAGCTAACAAAGCTGAACTTTTCCCACCACCGGCGGCTCCGCCGTAGAAAGCTTCCAAGTTATCTAACAAGAGAAAGGCAGCCTGTTTTGGCGTCGGTTGCTCCACAATGTACTTCGTCATCCGAGGTGTCATGATCTGCTTCAGGCGCCTCAGTTCCTCGCTCGTTAGCGTCAACGTCGACCACCTCGCTTTCTACGTCGAGAACCTTACCTTTAAACACTCCTGCCTGTTGTAGAACTGATAGGATTTGGAATATCCTATCTTTGTCTTGCTCTTTATTGGTGATCTCACTTCCGTTTGGTGTGATAGTCTGATTGATGTTAATGACGTGTCCGCTGCCTCCACCATGCTCGCAGTAGCCGTCAGGCTTATCTTTCGGCAAGCCTAAACTTAGGCGCTTCAGCTCAACACTCAGCTTCAGCCAGTCTAAAGCCATCTTCGGAGTGAGTTCTTTGTGATGTTTCTTGATGAAGTCCATACAAGTTTGGAATATCTTATCAGCCGCTTTGGCGTGCTCGTTCTCCATCTTCCGAATTTCGTACTGGCGAATGTATTGTCGCTCCATCTCCTTGAATTGATCATAAGCGGCCGCTCGAACCGTCCAATGCCACAGCGAAGCGATGGCAGTTACCGCTCGCACGTCTATACCTGCACGGGATGCTACCGCTGCAAACGCCCTCCTACCATTAGTCGCTGGTAAGTGTAGGTAGCATTTGAACAAGTCGTACATGTCTAGAGGCTCGCTGTCCAGCCGTTCCCAGATCGGTACTCCGTTTACTGTAGGAAAGCCTTCTAGGAAACTGATTGGGACGATAGCGAGGGAAGGATCGTCAGAGGCAGAGAGTTTGGCTAACTCGACAGAATCGACGTAACCGAGTGGTATTCCACCATCCCTGCAGGGAATGTCTTCTTGCAGCGTGGCGACGCGTTTACCTAGTTTGAGCATGCTGTCGATCTCCGAAGGTTTCCACTTAGTTACGGCGTCCATCAGTTGGCCTCCTTTCCGAGCCTTTTCCCTATTTCTATTTTCCAACACGCGGCGAGTGAGGTCAACGAGATTTTTCGGTACGATTTGGTACGGACGTTGGAAGCGAGTGTGGGTGCGGACAACGCTTGGTTTTGGGTTGTTTTGTTTTCCACAGTTTGGAGTTGGACGGTGTGGATTTCTGTAGGAATTGACCACGAGATCACAGTGGCACCTTGTTTAACACACTAACGCGTTTGCTTTTTGAAAGTTTAACCAACTAAACATTGTTCAATTGTTTAATTGCTTAACGTTTAATCGCTTAATTGTTTAA